CCAGCAGTTACTGTATTTACTGCTAATAAAAGCGCAGATATGCTTGGATTACTAGATAAGTTTGATACTGATAAAGATGGTCTGGGTATTTGTCCTCTCTGATAAGCAAATCCTTCTGCTTGCACTGGAAACCTAAAATAAGCATTTCCTTTCCAAGTTATTTGACCGTTTGCATTTAAACTACTTCCATTATGGAATCTATATACATCATTCGAGCCATGTATTGCAGTAGATAGTTCTAACTCAAAAAGTTCGATAATAGCAGAGGGATTTATTTTACTTATCTCGTCAAAAGTACTACTAAAAGAAACATAAGTAACATTATTATCATAAACTGTTGCGCCTACTTCCTTCGACCATTCTGGTTCACTGCTTCCAGTTGTGCCAGCTTGTGTGACACGAAAAAACATACCATTTGCGCCAGAAGTTGAGGCGATAATGGTATTAAGTGAGAGACTTGCCCCCGCAGACCATACAGTTGCTGCCGTCAAGGCTCGAATACCTCTCTAAAAGTAACTGTCACTGAGGCTAATCCAGCATAATTTATACGTTTAGGATATTCTCCATCAACTACAAATTTTCCAATCGTGTCGTTTGGAGGAGTATAGTCAAAACTTGCATTGTCAGCATTTCTAGCTTTTAAAAAATTTATTAATGTATCGCTTTCTGCTTCTGTTATATCGTTAAAGGGTAAAGTTACAAATCTAGGATTTTGATGTGCAGCTATTCCAAAATTTAATCTGTGTTCGTATCCGTCAGCATATCTAAGTGTTTTATTTACTGGTTTATGTGTAATTGTGACCCCAAAGTTTGGCTGTAAATTTACCTCAGTATTAAAGTTTGCCATAATTAAGCAAGTATGCCTCCCGGTCTTTTTTGTTTTATAAGTTCGGATTGAACCGCAACTCCTATCATTTTACCTAGTTCTCTACTCTGTGCCTCATCTCCCTCTACATTCGAGCCAGAAGCGTCAACATTTACAACTACATTTCCCATTCCTCCAGAAGCTTGCACCCCTAGCTTGCCGTTCCTACCCCTTGAGAGAGGCATAATCGCTTCGGCTCCAGCTTCCCCCATCAAACCCATTCCATTCTTCATGGGAAAATAGGTGGGTCTTCGGACTATGCCCCCAGAAGCATATTTTTGAACTTCCCCTCCAGCAATTACATTTCCGTCAGCACTTCCAAAAATACCACTTAACCAACCAGTAAAAGGTTTCATAATTGCTTGTTGTATAACAATTCTTATCATGTCGTTAATTATGGATCTTGCTAAATCTCCAAAAGCAAGTTTTCCTGTAGTTACAAAATTTACAAGAGCATCTTCCATGCCTTGCAAAGCATTACCCATAGCTGATTTAATACTTCCAGCTACATCTTCAACTTTTTTCTTGTAGTCGTCTAAACCTTGTTTCATTCCTTTTAAAACTTCGCTTTGTTCTTCTCCTGTTTCTTTATCAACCCCCGGTTTTATCCCTGTTTTATCCCCGCCAAGAATATTAGAAGCTCCCTCCGTAACAAAATTAATAGTATCATCTGTAACCTCTCCAGCTTTTTTAACGCCTTTGCCAATAATATCTTTTGCATTGCCAATAGCATCACTAGCCTTATCGGAAACATCAACAACAATTTCTCCAATTTTTTTATAAGCCCCTAGATATTTACCAAAAATTTTTCCTATTATTGGAATTTTTGAAAGTTTGTTTAAGGTTTTAATAATAAACTCATTTATCATTTTTACAAAACCTTTTCCAATTCCCATAATATTGTCAATAATGTGTTTTTTAGACTCAATAAAATCTCCAACAAATTTTGCGACATTTTTTGCAAATTGAACAAGTTGTTTTCTAAACGCAATTATTAATGTGACTCCAATTATTGCCCAGCCAAAGGGGTTAGTAGCAAGAAAAATTAAAGCAGCTTTTGCAGCACCTAAGAATCCTAGAGCCATCCCCTTAAGTGATAAAATTATTGGCTTTAGTAACTCGACAGCTCCAAGAGCTTTAAAACTTCCTATCGCAACTGCCAAGGCTGTAGCAGCCATACCCGCAGCAGCAGCAGCAGATCCAATAGCTTGAATAGGTGCTGGTAATCCTGATGTTAAAGTTAAAAAACCATTTAATAATTTTGCAAGTGGATGTAGAACCGAAATCATAGCAGCACCTATATTATTAGTAACGATCTCAAAGTTACCTCCTAAAATTTTTGTAGTAAGGCCAAAGCTTTCCATTGCTTTTCTTGTTCTCTGCGTAACTTCTGCACTATTTCTTATTTTCGAGAACATTGCGTCAATTTTTTCATCACTATTGTTTATTAATGCTAAAAATTTAGATCCTTGATCTGTACCAAATAATGCTTTTAAGATTTCCATTTGTTCACCTTTACCTCGACCCGCCATATTGTCTCTTAATTTTTTTAATGTTTCGTCCATGGGCAAAAGATTTCCCTCGGCATCTAAAACTTCAGCTCCTAATTCTTCCATAGCTGTTGTTAACATTTTAGAACCCCTTGTAATATTTAAGAGTTCTCCTTTTGCACCCGAAGCAGCAAGTTGAAGTCTTTGTAAACCAGTTTTTAAACCAGTACCAGCTTCACTTCCTCTAATACCAGCATTTGCAAGTAAGGCTAAAGTTGCAACTGTGTCATTGAGAGTTAGCCCTAAATTTGATGCCGTTGGCGCAGCCATTTTCATGGCTTCGCCTAAAATCAACATATTTTGTGCAGAATTATTAACACCAGCGGTCATAATATCAACAGCTCTTTCTGTTTTTTCTGTCTCAATTCCAAAAACTGTCATAGTGTTACCAACAATACGACCCATATCCGCAAAGCTTGTAGATGTTGCCTCAGCTCCTAAAACTATTCCATTAAGGCTTCCAGTAATTTCGTCAGCACTTCTTCCCATTCTTGCTAATTCTGTTGCTAGTTCTGCAACTTCTTGAGGTGTTCCCGCAGCTACTTGCGCTGTTGCTCTTATTCCTTCGTCTATTTGAGCAAAATTTGCTCCGCCTCCTTCTATAGCAGCAGTTTTTGTAACTTCTTCTTGATAGTTTGATGCTCCTCTTACAACTCCTCGTATAGCACGACCAACTCCAACAGTAGCAAGCATTGAAGCAAGCTTTGTTCCTGTGCTTGCTGCTTGTCCGTCTAATCCTTTAAGTTTCTTTTTAAGTTGATCTATTTGATTTCCAAGTCTTTTATATGCACGACCACCAATCTCAGTTCTTTCTCTTAATAAAGTAAGTGCTTTGATATGGTTTCTTAGTCCTTTTGTTGTATTACCAGCAGCCCTCGCCATCCTATTTATTTCTATATTCATTTTGCCCAACTGGGCTTTACTCATTTTTGAGCTTTTATCTAAACCAGATAATTGTTTTTTAAAATCTTGAACAGATCTTGCGCCCTCAACTTTTGCTTTTAGTTTAAAAGTTGTATCTAGATTTAAAGCCATTATTTATTTTTCCTTTCTTTATTCATGTGTAACATTGCTTCCTGTTCCATGACTTGTATATTCTCGAAAATTTCTTGGCGATTATCTATATCATACAAGTCAAATAGCATTTGTAAAACAGAATAATCCAAACCTATCACACCTCCCATAGTGGTTCGCCACTGCGTCATCATTTTTATAAAAAACATTACAGACTCCCAATTCTCTTCCCACACTTCAAAATCCTTTTCTTTTCTTTCTTTGGGCAGCCCTTTGATACCTAAAACAGCAGCGTCGTCGTGGGATTTATCTTCAACTCCGCCATTTATTAAGTGATCTACTGCCCCTCTAAGTTTTTTAGTTTTTTACCTGTTTGACCTTCGTAAAATGACTTTGTTAAATATGTACTTAAAAAAGGGATCTCTAATAAGTTTTCTAAATTTTGTTTATTAAAAGGTACTTCCTCTTCTTCTCCTTTGTCATTTGTAATAAAAACTTCTTCCCAACCTATAACAACTTGTTTACATAGTTCCGCAGGGTCAAAATCTAAAATCTCGTTGCCATCTTTATCTTTTTTTGGTGTTGCTTTTTTTGCCATTTGAGTAAGAAATTTTTGTGGCATCCTTTTAAAAATTGCCTTAAATTTTACTTCTACAAAATCATCATCTTCTGGATATTCGTAATCAACTGTCCATTTAAAAGACTTAACTTTGTTAATAATAAGTGCCATAAAAAAAGTTAGACCATGTAACGCATAGTCTAACCCTTATAGTCAAAAAGTAAATATATCTTATGTATAAACGAGGCTTATTTCGTCATTTCCACTATTTGGAACTGCTGTGTATGCAAGATCAAGCATATCAATTTCATCAACAGAAGCATAAGCTGGCGCAGTAATATTTGCCTTCGGCATTGTAACTGTTACTTTATTTCCAGCAGTTGTGCCATGAAGGAAAGTATTATTGCCACTTACGTTTGATGTTGCATTAGTGAAAAAGTTTTTAGCAGATAAGGCAACATTTTCTATTTGAACAGTTCCGCTTGGTGTCCTGTTGTTTATTTGAACTTCTTTTGTACCCCCAACCAATTCTCTATAAACAATTTCGTTATTCATGTCAAAGTTAAAACTTTGCAATGCAGCAGCAAAACTATGGAATTGAAATGCGCTTGTATTTCCATTTTTAAAAACAAGCGGGTCAGCTTGGTTCTGGAATGTGCAAGTTGGCATTGTTGTATCTGTTGGGGCATTATACAATCCGGTCATAACAAAAGTTATGGTTGGGATTGAACCAACCTCGCAGCTGATCGAATATGTACCTCGACAGCCGGTCAATTTGTGCTGTATTCCATCTGCGTTATAAACAATAGTGCAAGAATCAAAACCACTGCTTATTGGGGCATAAGTGACGCTTGTACCACTTGCAATAGTCTGTGACATACCGCAGCTAGTAAGCAATGGGGCATAATGAGGAGCTGTGCCGGCTGCGCCACTTCCAGCCATCTCTACCGTTATTGTGACTTGCGCCCTTGTGTTAGCCAAAAGAGTATCGTAGTTGCCAAGGTAACTTCTTATCAAATCTCTAGAAACTTCGTCGGATTGGATAGG